GTTTGAGAATCAGAAATTGGACTATAACCAAGTAAACAAGATTTTAGAAATTGTATCTCCTGAGTTTGATTATATAGTCCGATTTTATATAGACAAATATAATCTCTATAGTGAAGTTCCAGGAAATTGTTATTTTGTTATCAAAATAAGAAAATGAAATATTCTTGTTTTTACTATCATAATATTCTTCAGGTATTTCTATAGATTCTTCTTCTTCTTCTTCTTCTTCTTCTATAAGATCGAGATCTGGATCATAGTGTTCTTTCTCATATTGAGCAAACTCTTCTTTATTCTTTTTGTAATTCTCTATCATTTTTCTTGTGTCGTTATCTAGTTGATTTATATCTATAATGTCTTTCTCTAATTTCTGCAATAAAGGTTCTAACATTTAATTTTGTACTTCCCTCTCCACCCTCCGTTATATGGCTAGCCAATAGTGGGTGAGCGTATAGCCTTGATGGTTGCTTGCTTTTTACTTAAAAAATAAAAATAAATTTTTTAAAAACTTACTTACCGTAAGAATTCACGCCAAGGTGAAATTCTAGATATAAAATATTTTAGTTTCTGAGAATAAAAAGACATTTCCGCATACACAAATGCATCATAAGGTAAGATTTGATTTTGTCCCCAACAAGCTCCTTTTTTTCTTAATTCTTGAAGTTCTTTGTATTTTGGAAGTTTATAAATTTTATTTTCTTTGTACTTAAAATTGACTGGTTTATTTAACTGACTAAAATATTCTTCAACTATCTTAGTTGCAAAACTTATACTAAATTTAGTTCTTGTTACTAGATCTGGGGTTATATCTATGAGTCTTGATGTAAGTGCTATATCACAACATTCATAAACTGGAATTTTGTGGGTCTCATGTTTGTCTTCATTTCTTATGTAGTTAAATTCTTTATTGAAAATATATTCGTAATTTGTTTGGAAAGGTCCTTGAATAATATATCCTCTTTTTGCAAATAATTTATAGGCAAGGTCTTCTGAATATTTAGTGACCTTAGTTTTAGCTGTTCCGTTACAAAATTCTATTAATTCTTTAATTTGACTTTGTGTTGGTTGGCTGCAATTGTTAATTTCATAGAAGAAGCTGTAACCTAAAGACCAGTATTGTTCTCCCACACATACTGTATTAAAGAAAGGTTTTCTTAAATGTCTTGGCATTGATAACATACGCTGACTGTAAAAAAAATTGTCAAGGTATCTTTCTGGTAGTCTTACTAATCTCAATCCATGGTTAGGACAAATAAAGCTCAATAAACTACATGGACTTATTGTGTCTAGATCTCCGTATCTGAAGTATTTCATGACTAAACCTGAACCTCCCATATTATTAGCACCTTTCTTTGAAAAAACGTATCCAAATGCATTACTTAAACTTTCTTCATCTTCTGATGTAACAAGACCACAATCATCTCCTGAGATTTTTCCAGCTATATTTATTGAGAATTTATCTTTTAAAAATTCCAAGAGTAAACACATAAGGGAGGTGTTTAAGACTGTTGTATAACCTTGCCCACTTGCCATTTTATTTTTTAACTCTGCCATACAAATAATTTTACTTCTATCTCTAGCATCTCTATTCACTATTATAGTGGTTTGTTTCGTAAGAGCTTGATATATGTGTTCTGGATTAAAGAGACTGTTACCTTTATCTCCTAAAAAATCCTTAACTTTGTTACATATTACCATCCAGAATCTTTTAACTAATTTGTTATGAGACTGGTCTAAACCACTAATATCTAAGGTTACAGCATGAGTAGCACTTATCTTGTTTATTAATTGAGTCAATTGATATTCCTTTTCATTTGTTGATTCACCTACACCC